AATGGCCTATCTTACTTTAGTCCAAAAGATGATATGCTATATGACCCACATACAATGACACCTGCCGATGTTTTAAAGGTGAATATACAGGCTTTGTACAACACTGACTTAACGGTTTGTGTAACCGACGGTAAGGACCCAGGAACATTGTTTGAAGCCGGTTGGTGTTATGGCCAAGGCATACCTATCATTTACATCTGGCTAAGCGGTAAAGAAGGTCAGAAATTTAATTTAGTGCTGGCCGCATCAGGCGCAGTTGTTCGGTCTTATGACCAACTAGACCAAGCGCTAAAAGAAATCAAGCAATCAGGTACATTTGAGGCTAAAAACTGGTCGGAGGAGGCAATGGACTATGAGTAACTTTAAAGACCCTGAAGATGAAGAGTTTGAACGTATTGCTCAACAACAAACAAGAATAAACACAGACATGAAGTTCTTATCAGAAGAATTACGGAATGCAGTGCTTGAAGAGGTTGCACAAGAGTTTGACAAAATGATGTTTGGCAATACCTCACAATCATTTGCAGCATTTGTAAGGAACATGAAAAAATGAATGAAGTAAATGAAAAGTTCTTCATGGAAAGCTATACATTGGAGCACACCAAACGGTATAGCATGAAACCTGTCATACTCCAAGAAAGCGTGGCAACACATAGCTATTTTGTGGCTCTTGCTGTTATGCTTCTTAGAGCTGATTATCGGTTTGATGTGGATAAAGCAATTAAGATTGCTTTATGTCATGACCTTCCAGAGATGTACATATCAGATGTCAACCATTTGGTCAAAAAGCAGTTTCCAAATGTTGCCAAAGCATTAAAAGAAGCTGAGCACCAAATTGCTGATGACATGATCCCATTCAGGCTTAGTCATTATGTTAGAGAATATCATGATGATTCACCTGAAGCATTGGCAGTCCATTATGCAGATGCCTTGCAATGCAAGCAGTATGCAGACAATGAGATCCAACTAGGCAATCAAGGCTACATGACCGATGTCTATAGGAATAGTTGTAAAAGACTATACGAACTTGAGGCTAAACTTCAACCTTACAAGGTATAACCATGAAAACGACAGATCAAATTCTAGAGCAGCGAGGCGCAATTTACGGTAATTTTTTCGGTGGGATAACATTGGAGGCACAAATCCTTTCATTGATAGCTGAGAGGCACGAGTTCGAAACAGGCGAAGCTATGGCCCCTGAGTTCTATTTATTCTTTTCGAAAATTGCAATGAAACTTTCTAGATTGTCAGTTTGCCCTGACCATATAGATAGTTGGACAGACATTGCCGGATATGCTAGGTTAGTAGAGATTCATTTAACACAACTTCAAGGAGAAAACGATGCCCAAAGTCAACAAGAGTCAGATGCCACAATTACAGAAGATGCACACAACACTGAAGTTCGGACAAAAACCCGGACCCGTAGAGTTCGTAAATCAACTGGAGAACATTGATGTACAACTGGTCCATGCACCAACAATACCTGAATTTAGAAAGACTATTGCAGTATTTCTAATGAATACATGGAATGATAAGATTCAATGGGACTTCCCTGAGGAAGATATTAACCAAACCATTGATGAACTATTCCGTTATGAATTACTACCCACTGCAATGGAAACGATCAACATCACATGGTCCGTCAATGGCATGGATATGATTGACACTACCCACTTAATTAGGCATAGACTATTTAGTTTTGCAGCTCAAGTGCATGGTGACCGTGATATGCGTGATGACCGTGTGATGGTAAAGCCTAGTATTATGGCTAATCCGGAGTTCTTTGAGCGTTATAAAAGGATCACTGAAGATGCTAGACAACTTTATATCGATATGCTTGATAGCGGTCTTGTTCACGGTCTTGATACCCGTACAATTATGCCTCGTAATTTTGAGCATTTTTATATGGTTCGTTGCACGATTAAAGACCTTATTGGTTATTGCATTATGCGTGGGGATGAACAGATCCAAACAACGGTCGACAACATTATCGCAATGAAGTTATGGCTTGAGGTTCTAAAAGTTTATCCGTTCCTTAAAGGATTGGTTGACTTTAGAAAGCCTGATGCTTTTTATCAACGCCAATGTGCTAAGGGTAAAACAAACATTTTCCCACCTAATGCAAAGAATGATAACTTTGATTGGTGTGAAGAACAGTTTTACCACAACAAAGGTCGTGATGAATATGCAGGTAGTGATACGTACTTAAAAATACGTGAAGATTTGCTTAATCAAATTGATTCTATTGAGAAGAAATACATATGATCCGATGGCAAGAAGTTCATGATAGTCTTAAAGCTCTCAAACTATATGAAAGAAAAGCATTGTTTAGAGAGTTTAAAGACCTTCATCCAAACTGGTCGCCTGCTACATTTGACGCCTTAAGTGCCGTGGTTGTGCGCTTATGGCGCCAAGTGGATGCATGCAAAACTTATAATATTAGAAAGCAAGCGCTTAACCGTAGCGTTAGACACTATCGCTTCTTTATATCAAGGAAAAAGAATGGTAATTGATGAATCACAAATTAAACAGGCTTTTGATGAGTGGGTTGACCTGCTTAAACACACGCACAATGAGGATCTCCTTGAAGACCCTTACTCTGTTTGGCTAGAAGCATTTCATGTGGCACATATGCTGTCCACAGATACGATTAAATTACCTAGAGGGTGATGCCGGAGTTTTTGAGGCTTCATAAGCTGATAAGCCAGCTTCTGGGATTGTTGATGCAAGTGCACCAAGTGATCTAACTGCAGGATTAGGGTACATCATGGCAAGACCACCTAAGCCAGAGATAGTATGAACAGCTGCAGGACCATAGTTGCGCTTTTGTAATTCATTCCAAGCTTCCATTAGTCTACCGCCAGCTGTGGCTCCACCTGCCATTGGGCCGATTCTTCCCATTACGCGGCCTGCTGTAGCCAATACACTCTCAGGCTTAACACTTTCAAGCAAAGTTTTTAGTTCGGCTTCAGCACCTGTAGCTTTTGCTTGTTGTCTTGCTACAGCTTCTTCATGTGCTTTAGTATATGGCCCTTCTTTAACTAGCTTAGAATGACGATCATGCAACTCTTTAAGCGCTGCTTCAGATTCAGTCATTTTCTTATGAGCTTCTTTATAAGCTTCTTGAGCAGCCTGCTGTGCAGGAGTAAGTGGTGTTTCTATGGGCAGCTCATTTGTAACGATCAAACCGCTACGATTGACTTTAAACTTAGCAGCCTCGGATGGAGATAGACCTTGCTGTAGTTTATAGTTTCTAGCGGCTTCAGTTACACTTTTACCTCCAGGACCCATGTCACCAGTTACACCAGTTGTACCTTTTTCAGGATTTCCAAATGCCCATTTGTCACCTGTAGTTAGTTCACCTGGGTTTAGATCAAGATTAGGAACGGCATTCATTGCTTGTGCATTTTGACTAGCTTGTGCAAAGTTAGTCATGTTCTGATTATGCATTGCCTGCGTTGTTTGAATTGCTTGCTGCAATCCTGATAACTGATTGGTATGCGCTAGCTGACGTTTAACTAAGTCAGACATCATTTGTTGAGCAACAGCACTTTGGTTTGCCACATTACCAGATGCAGTTGCAACCGAAGGCTGAGGTGTTGGTGGTTGTAAAGGCAATGCTTTATTCACACCAACACCAGCTATTCCGCCTAATATAGCACCCATTGAAGGATCAACCAATCCTGTCTGCTTAGGCGCTGGAGGTGGCGGTGATGTTGTAGTTGTCCCACTTCCTGCAAATGCAGGATGAACATCTGCCAATGTTGCATTAGGGTTTAAAAACGGATCAGAAGATGATTCGTCTTGCTGACCTGCAGGTGCTAAAAATGGATCAGTTTGAGCCGGTTGTGCCGATGTTGCCATATATCACCTATTCATTACTGAGTTGATCGTAGAACTTGCCATAGTTCTCAACAATTGTATTATAAGGTGACTTCTTATCAGTAAAGAAGCGACCTATACCTTGTTCAGGACTAGCTGCATAAGGTTTGTATGCATTGAACAAAGATAACTTTGCGCGGTTATACAATAAATGTTTCTTGCCCCATTCTTCCACGATCGATGCAGGATCTTTTTCTGTTGCCATAGGGGCTTTGTATAAACGATCTTCAAAGTTTGTCGGATTAGAACCAAGAACTTTTCCGCGTTCAGCAATACTAGCCAAATAGATGTCAGCTAAATTACGTTGCACAGTTCTAAGATGTTTTAATTGCGTATCAGTTAAGTTGCCATATTCAGCAAATGTCTGAGCAGGCAAACTAACAGGGTACTTACCAACTTTGGCACCTTCATCCATAGCATGCTTGGCTGCACTCCACCATGTACCTGACCCAAGAATGTTAAAGACTGTAGGATCTTCTTTGGCGATCTTCATGACTTCAGCAATTTGTTTGTTCTGTCTCTCAAGCACAAATGGCTTCACATTCTTAATATCAGCAGAGTAGTCTTCCCAATCTTTATCAGACTTCTCAATGCGTGCTTGCATTACTTTATTTTGGACATTAAGTGGGAGTGATGAAAGATCACTAGGCGGTGCAGCTTCAGGCTGTGCAGCAAGAGCCGCTTGTGGTGCAACAGGGGCTGCTTGTTGTGCAGCAGGTTGACCTGCAAAGTTCATATAAGCCATTGGGTTTAAAGGCTTACCATTGTCATGAATTCCAAACTCAACATGCGGTCCTGTGGTTTTCCCAGTTGTTCCAACCGTACCTATTTGCTGACCTATGCCTACGACATCACCAAGCTTTACTGTAGCATCTTTTAAATGAGCATAATAAGAACTAGTTCCGTCTTTGTGTTGAATCTCCACACGGTTTCCGTAAGCTCCCATGGGGGCTACTGACTTAACCGTACCGCCAAGTATGGCTGTAACAGGCGATCCTTCAGGAGCAGCAAAATCTACGCCACTATGAAACTCTTGCTTGCTAGAATCAAATGGGTTAGGTCTTTGACCGAACGGACTAGAGATTCTGCCATTCGCTACAGGCATTGCGACTGTCGGTAATGAAAGTGGCTCAGGTTGTGGTGTAGTTGCTGTTGAGGGATTGATAAATGGCTTAATAAGATCAAGAGCTTTTGGTCCACTCTCCAATAGAATTTTAGCAGTATCCAAGCCAAATTGCTGACCTTTAAGAGCAGTTTCTTTCTCATGAAGACTGTATTCTTTTTCTTGTGTGGCTAGCTTTTTCTTTTCTACATCCTGCATAAAGCCTTTGTTAAGACCGTCGGCAAGCGTGGGATGAAGGCTTGCAAGGATAGGCATCATTGATCCAGGAAGTGAATCAACTAAGTTAGGAGGTATATCACCTTTGGCAACTTTAGCTTCAGCATCAGCAGCTGTTGACACACCAAGATAAGGTGCAATCATTTCAAGAGCTTTGTTCTTATTGGCAACTTCGTATTGCTGACCAAGCAATTGGGCTTTAAGCATAGCAAGCTGTGGTGCTCTTTGCTGGTCTTGTTCTTGCTGCCTACCTAGTTCAGTCGCTGCCCCACTTAATGCTTCACCAGCATTTCCTGTTCGCCCAGGGTTAAGAAGTGCACCTGCAAGACTAAAATAATTCGGTTCAGATCTGGCTGTTAATGCATTGATAGCATTAGTGATGCCTTCATTGTATTTAGCGGCTGCATCAGGATCTCCGCCTGCTACGATTGGAAGTGCCATGTTCTATCCTTAATTTATGGGATTGCCTTCACCGTCAACCAATTGACCTGTGCTTGTTTGATACATGTTTTGTCCAACTTCAGTCCAGCCAGTTGTGTCAACATTTGCTGAGCCTAAGGGGTTTCCATTGGTTACTGTAGGCGTATTGCTATTAAACAATCCACTTACTGCAGAAGATAAGCCTGATCCAATAGCGCTGCCTAGATTTGTCTGACTTATACCAGCCGCTAAAGCCCCAAGTCCGGCAATTTGTTGTAATGGTGAAGCCGCATAAGCCCCAGGAATCGGTCCTGTATAGCTTGATGAGACTGATGTAGGAACTGTAAAGCCTTTAAGTAATGCTGCCTCATTGGTAAGGCCTTGCATTGGAAAGTTTTGTTGGTTTTGTGCAATTGTTTGTTGCTGACCACCAAGTGTTGCAAGTGCATTCACATCACCAAGACCTAGACTTTGCGTAGTTGATGCTAAATTACCTAGTTGATTAGCAGCACCTAGTTGATTAGCTTGTTCCTGCAAACCTGCTTGTGTAGCTGTATTATATGCAGCTTGTTCAGCTGCAGCTTGTTGAGCAGTAACGCCTAATCCAGCATTTGCAAGCACTTCACCTAGTGCTTGTGTACCTCTTTGCGACCCAAATCCACCAGAGCCTACTACACCTGCATTTGCCTGCGGTGCTAGATTCTGTGCAATATTGGCTTGACCTAGATTTCCAATGGAATTAACTAAATCAGTAGTTGCTTGGTTGTTCATCAAGCCATTGATATTGCTTGTTAAATCACCTGCAGCAGATTGTGTTAACCCTGTGGCTGCATTAAGCGTAGGAATATAGTTTCCAACATTTGATGCAACATTGTTAAATGCGGCTGTTTGTAGATTGGTTGGGCCTACAAACTGTGAGTTTTGATTAGCCTGTGCACCTTGTGTTGCCAACTGATTCAAATAATCAGTGTAGAACGATGGTGCAGCTGTAACTTGTTCTTGCGATGTTGTGATATTTGGAAGAGGCGCACCTTGTGTAAATGAGCCTGTCGATGTAGACCCAGGAGTAACACCTAGATTAGGTGCAGGTGCGTATCCTGCCGACGCCAATACCGAACTATTAGGCGCAAAAGTATAAGGCGTAATTGTAGGGTTTCCTAATGAAGGATCACCTGCTGTAATTGGCGTTGATGATGTAGGCAAATTAAGATTGCTAGTCAAAGGTGAAAGCGATGAAAGCGCACCGGTCGTGGTTGTCATAGTTTAACACCTTTCAAATATTCTAATGGTGATTTTGCCTTAGGCGGGATTTTATCAGGAGGGGCAGAACGCTTATGCTTTCTTATGGCTTCACGTAGCTTATCTAAGACTTCAGCTCCTGCATCGGATGAGCCATTGCCTAAAGCTGCCACAGTGTCAGCATCAAATACATACTCACCATCAGCAAGCATGGCAGGAATATCATCAGATTGCCCATCACCTTCTCCTTTTACATAATGACCTGTTGCACCAGTAACAAATTGCGGTATATGCTCAACTGTACCACCCTTCTTAAATGAAGGTAAAGCACCTTGCTGTCCTGCCATTAGCTGTAATCCGGCTGATGACAGAGCATTGTAGTTACCTTGCATCAAAGGGCTTGTCATGGTAGATGGTGTCAAACCTGTCTGACCGGATGACCCCGAAATAGGCGATAATGGAACACTGCCAGAAGCTGCAGGGGCTTGAAGCATGTTCACACCACTTTGCATTAAGCTTTCAGCTTGCTTGCCTGATACTTCACCGCTTAAAAGACTTAAGATCTTAGGGTCGAGATGTGCTAGTTCAGGGTAGATTTGTTTTAGATCTTGCATAAGTTTTGCTCTTTCAGCTGGGGCTGTTGATGCCAGCATAGTTCCGATTAAATTTGCAGGTAATGCGCCTGTCGTAGTAGATGAGCTTGTTTGAGAAACAGATGGCGTTGTAGTAGTTGTTGCTGTTTTAGTACTAGGCGATGTAATTGTTGTTCCAGGTACAACAGGTAGTGTTGGCTGTTTAACTGGAGGAGGTGAGGGTGGGGGTGGCTGAACTACAGGAGGTTCTGGGTCAATAGATCTTGGCGAAACAACTGTAACAGGGTTAAGTTCTACAGGAGACACATTAGTGTCTGTATTGTCATTCTTTCCTACAACAGTGACAGGATTAAGCGTAGTTGTATTATCTGTATTGTCGTTCTTTCCTACAACAGTGACAGGATTAAGCGTAGTTGTATTATCTGTATTGTCATTCTTTCCAGTAACAGTAACGGGCTGAAAAGTTACATCAGACGACCCTTGTTTTCCAGTCACATTTACTGTCTGAAGAGATGTGTTTGGGACATTTCCAGATGCTGTAGTATTAGCAGGTATTAAATTTCCATTTGCATCATACTGATTTGCTTTTGTTAAGTCATCTGTTGTCGTTACTGGGTTTGTTGAGTCATCTGCTGTTGTCGTTACTGGGTTTGTTGAGTTGCTTACCCCACCAGTTTGAGTGGTCGTTGTTACAGATGGATTTAAATCTTGAATTTCTGAAGTTGGCAACATCGTCACATATGTGCCATCAGGTAATGGCGTGACTGGTGGGTTATGCCCATACGCTGCATAATAAGCATCGCTAGTTGCTGCATCAACTAACTGATAACCATCAGGCAGCTGTGAAGTATCAAAACCTAGTTTTGATGCATTTTCAGCATTCACAACTGCACCTGTCCCACTCACATCAACAGGTGTTGTTGAAGGTGATGAAACTGCATTTTTAAGCAAACTGGTTGCATTAGACCCTGTTTGCATCATTCCGTCAATTGAAAATGGTTGACCAGAAGCCACTGCATTTCTATAGTCTACCAAAGATGCAATCTTACCGCTGTCCAATACAATTCCAGGCTCACCATTTGACATTGTGGTCATTGTCCCTGGTGCAGCATCTGAATATGACCCTGGGTCTGTTGTTATATTCGTAACTGAACCAGATGTTGATGCGCCTGTGTCAGAAACTTTAGTTGCCCCTGCACCTGTGTTTGATGGTATTGCAGATTTAACAGCACTTGCGGTTGAACTACCTAGATAATTTCCAAGTGATGTAGAAGCTGATGTTAGTAATGCAGTTGCAATCGCATTTGGATTACCACCTGATGACACAGCTGCAGCTGTTGTAGCACTTGTAGCATTGCCTACTGCTTTTGCAAGTGAATCTAAAGTTTTACTGTTGAGCTGACCATCAAATGCGTCGTATATCTGATTTGATGCTGTAGTGCCTAGCCCTGATGTCACTAAGTTCGATGCAAAAGTGCTAAGGACATTTGATGTATCGCCTGATGCTGCAGCTGATACAAGTGATTTTGTAAAAGCGCTACCTACAATCTGTGACACTTGAGTAGGTGTAAATGTACCGCCTAAAGAATTTGCAATCGATGTTAGATTGTCTTTACCGATCACATTTGTAGCTAAGCTTGAAGCATTTGCACCAACACCGCCTGATAAAGCGCCTGTAAGAATACCTTGCTCAATGTTTTGACCATTAAGAGCCGCAAGAGTACCGCCGTTGGCAGCACCAAGAGCCGCACCGCCAACAGTTAATGCAGTTGATGATGCAGCATCGGCACCAGTAAGAGCCGCGCCTAGATCACCTGCACCAGGAAGTAGTGCATTAACAGCTACTACAGTTGCAATCTTGCCAATAGGCCCCAATGAGTTAATGGCAGAACCAAAATCGGATACAACATTGTTTAAAAACCCACCAGATGATCCTGGTGTGTATGTTAAATTTTGTCCGGGGTTGTTAATAGCAACTGTTTTGCCTGTTGTTGGATCAACTTGAAAGAAATAGTTTAGTGCACCACCTGAACCATCAGGGCTACTGACAACATATGTATTGGATGCTGGTGTAACCGTATTACCAGATGCATCTTTATATGTCCCGGCTTGATAGATCTGCAAACCAGAATTAAGCAAGTCATTGGCATTCACGCCTGAATTAACTTGCTGCATTACAGTATCAAGACCAGCATTCTTAATGCCTTGTTGAGTCTGTGAGTTGTATTGGCTCAGTAAATCAGTGATCGAAGGTGTTGAAGCAGTTGTATTAGGCAATGCCCCAGTACTTGTAGAAGCTGTATTTGCAGCAGCACCGGTGTTAGTGGTCGATGCTCCAGTGTTAGCATTTGATGTGGGCAATGAGCCAGTAGTTGCTGCAGTAACATTAGACGGAGGTGCATACAGCTGAACACCTTGCCCTGCTAAAACAGACTGATCAAATGTTGGATTTGTCTGAGAAAGTTGAGAAGATGTAAATTGATTTTGTTGAATCAGCTGATTAACTGCACTCATGTCGCCTGAAGACAACCCAGACTGGTAAGCCGCAGTAATTGCATTTAATGCATCTGTACTTGGCAAAGCATTTGCTGTAGTGGTCATTGTGGTGTAATCCTCATAATGCCAACTAAGTTTTGTGCCCAGTCTTGCCAAGTGGCAAACTGTTTATGGTCAGGCACGCCTGATTCTACAAAGTATCCAATACCTTGCATACCAGAAGCCCAGTCACGCCATCTCTCTTCAGGCACAGTCCCTAGCTGATTTGATGCAAATAATTCAGCCATTAGAGCACACCAATAATTCCAAGTCATGTTTCTAGGGTCATAGACTATCATGGGTTGCCTGTACCTCTCTCATCACCAAAGTCTGCGCTTAATAATATATTACCCATCTGATAATTACCATTAAACGTATTGCTTTGGAAACGAATTCTCATTTCACGACGTTGCTCTCTCATATCCACTTTTAATGTAGTTGGGTCAAAGGTATAAGGTCCGGTAGTTACATCATTATCATCGGCATAGCCTTTACCTGTGACATAAATATTCATTGTGCCGGATTGAACAAAATCAGGCTCAATCCTTTCCACACGAATCCATTTGTTATCACCTACAAGCTGAGGACTACCTGGTCCACCAGATACCCAACCAATACTATTAGTTTCAAAGTAAGAATTGATAGCATCTACAGTAGTTAAATAAGTTTGATCAGAGCCTACTTCATGTTCCCACAATGTGTAAACATTCGTAGTCATACCTTCACTTGTAATGGCCGATGCATAAGTTGTACTTAACTGATATGTTCCAGTACCACCTGTACCGGACAAGAAAGCAGTAATGTACACATTACTACCTACACCATTACCATACACAAATTGGCCTATTCCGATTTGACCTGATGTCACTGAAAGCACATTTAGCACTCCTGAGGTGCTAATGGATGCATTAAATGAGCATGCTGTAATAGGTGTGTTATCAGCCCAAATAGGCTTTGTAAACACTTCAGAGAAGACACCTGCCGACCGATTAGCCCCTAGTGCTTGACCGGCATCGTACCAGACATTTTCTCGAACATTGTAAATGATAGCATCATTACACTCGGTTGAACTACCTCTTGGATAAAACCACCAGATCTCGCCCCAACGAGGTATCTTTGTAGCAAAGACTTTTTGTCTATATGCATAGTTGATGTTATCAAAGAAATAGTTTTGATTAGTATCATTTGGAATTTCTTGAACTACACCATTGTAGTATAAGAATCTATCCACACCAACCCAATAATAAATTCCATCATACTCAATTACACTAGAGCTAGACATAATCGAAGTTTGGCTAGAAATAATGTCATAGCGCCAATAAATCGTTGATGTGCCAATAGTCTGTGGCGCATAAGTAACACGAGTTAGCTGATCCAATGACCAAAACAAGCCTGCAGGTGAAGTTGTACCTCCACGAAGCGGTAATCCTTTAACAACTTTTGTGGATGAGACGTTTGTTGCATTGGCATCAGCTCCAACCCAGTTATTGGTGTTACCAGCAGAGTTGTTTTGAATTAACCCATTATTTCCATACACAAAAAGGTATGGAAAAATCATGCAACAACCACCGGAAACAGCAATGTTATTGTCAAATGTAACAGTCACGCCTGTTTGTGTGGTCATACTTGCTGATACAGTGACTGTAGTTTGTGGTGAAGGTGAAGTAACTACAGTTACTGCAGTTACTGTTGTGCCTGCAGTAATGCCTGTTCCTGATACTGTTTGACCTACACCAATTAAATAATTTGTGCTTGCAATAGTGATAGTAGTGCCTGACAAATTACCAGTAGCCGTAAACACACCCACTTTGCTCATTGAGCCGTAAGGGAATGATCCTCTTAAGACCGGTGTGTTAACAGTATTGTCAATGTTTGCAAGATTCTGACCAGGATGTCCATAGACAGTTAAAGCACCTGAGCCATAAGCATCATAAGCAATGTCAAATTGCCAAAGATTGTTGATGTTAAATGAGAAGTCAGATGACAATGTAATAGGTACAGGACCTGATCCTGTGCCTGCCGTAGTTGATGTTTGCCACCCATACACACCATTATTTGTGCCTGCATACAAATAGTTTGTGCCTGTGGATGATTGCATAATCATTCCACGAGCAATAGCAGGTGAGTTCAAGAAAATACCGTTATAACCGCCAATCTTACGAGGTTTACCACGTTGGAATCTAACCCATTGACCATCTACATAGCGGACTGAGTTAAATAGTGTTCCATCCCGCTGAATTCCGGGAATGATGCCTTGTAATGATATGACTTTGGCTGTCAAAATTGACCTCCTTGAATGCCATATGGAAAGTATGCTTGAGAGCTATTAAACTGTGCAACTGATACGCCACCTGCAGCAATCCCAAATGTGCCTGTAGTAGGTAAATATAAACCAGTTGTACTATCACCCACAAAATTAAGTGAAGGGGCTGCTGCTGATCCATTACCAAGTATTAAGCTTGCAAATGTGTTGCTTGCACCTGATGCCGCATTAAACACATTCGTTCCATCACAAGCTAAGACAAGTGATGAATTAGATGTCATCGTGACTGATGCACCACCACTTGCCGATGTCTTAACAGTAAATGTATATGAGCCATTAGTGCACAAGTTAGTAATAAAATATAACTGCACTGTTTGTGGGACAATGATTACTTGATTACTTGTAAGTGTGCCTGTATACTCTTGAATTTGGTTTGACGCTTGTGCAGATGTTAATGTTAATGTTCCACCTGTAACGCCTAATGACAGTAAAGTATATGCAAAAGTATTGGACCTACCATATGCAAATGTGTTCCAACCACTTCCTGTTGATACAAACTGAGCAGATTCTGTTAACTGTAACTGCTTATTAGAATTACCGTCAATTAGATCGCCACCTGACGGTGCAACAGTTAAAACACCTGTGCCATTATTTCTAATATTGACAAACCAATTTGCGCCTACTGTGCTTGATGAGGGGAGTGTTAGTGTTCCTACCCCACTTGACCATAGTGCAAATGTTGCTCTTGCCGATGCGGCTAATTGTACGCTTGAGTAATATGCAACTGGGTTGTATGACTGATTAAGCGTATTACCAATAGCAGTTAGACCGGCACCGGCAAGTGTTCCAGCATTTGCTGCTGATGTGCCTGTGCCAAATGTAAATGCCGCCCATGTGCCGTTATTTGTTGTGTTATCAGTTAGATAAATATACTCAACTGCACCACTAGCTACAGATGCAATTGTTGTCAATCCGTCATTTGTTAAAACAGTAAATGGGTATGAACCTACATTATTGATTAAAACATCTTGACCGTTTGAAACTTGATATGCAGGTGGCATCAAAAGAGCTAGACCATTGGTCGTAGCAGATACATTCATTATTGATGCTGCTGTTGGAACATTACCGCCTAGTCCATTGACCGACCATGATAAAGATGTATTAGCTGTAATGGTCAGTGATTCATAACCAACCGATGATGGTTGAATTGTTTGACCAGAGAATGGATTGGTATATGCTGTCATGATTAAGAATCCTGTGCAATAGTTTGACGATCACCCAATCGAAGCAAGTCTTCTGCTTTTAATGCATCCATTGCTTCTTTATATTTCTCTTGAAATATTTGTCGCTGATCATTCTTTAAGAAAGGCATAGCTTGCAACAATGTGCCATATAGCATGGCATTAGGTGCATTTTGTGTCAGCCAATTAGTCTGATTGTCAGAAGCCAAAGGCTGTATGCGCTCGTAGTATAGAACTTCGAATGAATAAGCTTGATCAGGCGTAGGAGCCACAATCCAGTGTTGATAGTCATAATCGCCATAATATAGCGGTGTTGACTGAGATGTCGCGCTTGATGCGTAAGATCTAATATACTCATATTTTCGTAAAAATACCGGTTGGATGGTTGTACCGTTTGTTAAGTTAAACGAAACGGTTTTTCTCCATCTAGCAGGCTTGGCAATTACAGCATTGCCTGCCTGCATTGTTGATTGAACAACTTGCTGTTGCCCTAATGTCTTGATCTGCTGTGCAATTTCAAATTCACACAGAGTAATGAATGTAGGAATCTGAGCTATCGTTGCCGCATCACTTCTTTCTAAGTACTGAAGTACTGTAGTGGTCAGATTGTCATATGTCAGAGCAAATGAAGCGGTCATGATTATCCCTGATTGCTAATGAGATGATTATAAATGGATTATGATAGAATGGCAAAAGCTTTGTTTGTCAATTGTTTTCTATCTTCAAGACCTATTAACCCTCCATTGACAACCTTACAAAGCCCAGTTTGATCATCGGCTTCAGCCAATCTATTACAACCATGTGTTGTCCAAAACCACCCTGCACTCATAACTGCCCACATTGGGGTTGACACTAAATCTGGGTTTCTTACAAAATCCTGACCCAAGGCTTGCCCACAATGCCAATAGTTGTCGTGCAGAGTAAGCTGGATACAGCCTCTGCCTCTGTAGAGCCATCCATCTCCGCTGGCTTCATTCCTGTTTCCGCCTCTATTGGCGTAGATTCTATTGGCAATTTTTTCTGGTTTGTGGGCAAAAAGGGCGTATTCGTCTGTTTTAAAGTGGGTATGGAATAGAGCTTGAAGGGTTTCTGCTCTATAGTTAAGATTTTCTGAAAGGACTTTGAAGTGGTTGCACTCGTGTGAAAGCTGTCCGATAAAAGCTGCCTGCTCTTTAACGGTAAAAATGCTAAACTTTTGGATGGTTGCATTAAGAGGTTCTACCCATTGAGGACCAATGTCTAAAGCATGAAGTTTCTCTGCTGTAATCATTTAACACCTTCATTGACAGTCTGCATCACTTGGTTGTACTGGGCAATACAGGCGTTGAGCTTGGTAATGGCTTTGTCTCCGTCTGAGGCGATTGCGACAATATCTTTAATAGCCTGTCGAGTAGAGTCGGTTCCATCGGTTTTATCTCCATCGGCGGAACCTGAACTGGCTTGTAGACTACAGGTGGAGGGGAGGCGCAACTCGCCAGTATCAACCCTAGCATCAATGCTAGACTGCTTTGCTTTAATGTCATCTTTTGCCTTTCTAAGAGCTGTACTGGCTTGTACAATCTTTTGACTTAGCTCGGCTTCTTTGGCACGAGCTTCTGTATTAAGTCTGTCAATTTCTGCTTTATCTTCTGCAACCCGTCTTTCATAGCCGTGATGATCTGAGACATAGTAACCTCCTGAAATAACTAACGCCAATCCCACAACCTTCATTACAAAGGCATGGGGCTTCAACATTGGCAGAAAACCCACCAAATAGCTCAATACATAAGCGACTGCACCACCAACCAAGGCAATGACGGCTATCCAATAAAACAAATCATCAAAGAACCATGATAACCAGCTGATCATATAGCTTCTTTTCTTGCTTGTGCCATTCTTTCACGCTCATGATCTGCTTCCAATGTCGGAGGACTCATTGGGGGAGGTGGAGGAGTCCAATTTGGGGCTGGAGCCGTCATAATGATTGGTGCAGGCGGAGGTGGTGGAGGGGCCACGTAAGCATCTTTATTTGCCTTGGCCGCATTCATCATGTTCGTGGCTTCGTTGGTCAGGCCCTTGGTCAGAATCCCACCGATACCACCTACGATTAGAAGAACGATGTCATTGAGCATCTTGGTATAGGCTTGGTCAATAGGAGCCATAGCCTTGATCGGTTGACTAACAAAAGTCACCGAATAAAGAAGAGCCATAACGATGAAGGCCAAAATCAGGGTTACCACAATGATCACAAAGGATCGGACCCTGATCTCTATCTCATCGGCATTGAGGCGTTCCTTGGGGCTGTTGAGGAATGCTAGAAGTAGTTCCTTCAATTTTCTTCTCCAATACGGGGGCTACTAAATATTCGGGGCAATCTTGATTAAATTCGCACAAAGGCTTTTGGCAACGTTCAGACTTAAAGTTATCAGGGTCTTGGCAAAAATACCTATACTGGTCATGGCAACCTGTACACAAAAATGAAAAAAGTATACATATCAGTATCGACATATATACAAAACTAGGATTTTTAATCATTTCCCTTCAATCCTTGTTAATGCTTTGTTAACTCTAAGTTCCATTTGCCTTACATCCACATACATCCAAGCAATCAATGGAACAAGCAACAAAAGAATAACCAACAAAAGAATAATCAATACGATGGCGAGTGAGTCAGACTGAGAATCATTAGCCATGTCCACATCAGCAACAGCACTGTAATTACTGAAGCCGCCATTCTTCCCTTTATTAGATCCGCCTTTCGCCGCCGTTGCCATTTTGCTTTACGCTCCTTCAACATTTCCTCTCGTCTTGCAAGCGCTTGCACATTGGCAATGTGACCAATTTGCTGATTGACCCGAGTATACAAATCCTTCAACTCGTGTGGGACGTGGTATACCATGTAATCACTCAGCTCCGTATTCAGTTTCTCCATCTGCAAATTGGCAATCGTTATGTTGATTGCGGCCTCTTGGCCTTCCTCGTTATTTGCATGGAGAGCAAATTCTTCTTGTTCTTTCGTATAGTTTTTTAGGGCGTTGTACGCTCTATAGAACTTGATGAGAGCATCACTTACTTGTTGGTAAATGAGGTTTTCATCAAACTCTGGCGGTGGCTCTTTCTTCTTCTTGACCTTCTTTACAGGTTGAGAAGCTTTTGGCTCCTCTTCCTCTTTTTTACCAAAGACAGCACTCAGGAACCCAAGAAGACCTTTGGCTTTCTTTTGTACTGTCTTAACGTCTTTGACAACTCCATCAATTTCATGGGAGATGTCAGCAACAATTTGACGCCCCTCTTTGTACATCTCACAAGCGTCTTTGCAGAGCTTGAAAGCGCCAGAGGCAAGGGCAACAAGGGTGAATGGGTCAATTTCTTAAATCCCAAAAAGTTTGTGGAAAAACGCGCCGGCCACATTTGGGCCTAGCAAAACAAGCAACATAACACCATAGAGTAAATACTCTATTTTGGTCATGCGCTTTTCACTGTCTTTAAGTGACTGAGCAATGTTGTTATATCGCTCAGTGCAAATAGCCTCATGAACAGCTAGTCTTTTATCCACATCATCCATCATTCTGCTTTAGGTGTTTCAGCAGGTGCGGTCTCTTGTGCTACTTCTTGTGTATCAACAACAGGATCAGTAGATACAGGAGCAGGATCAGCGGCAGGAGGTACGACATCAGCTACTGTCTCCACAACAGGTGCAGGTTCGGGTATTCCAAGTGGTGCAGGAGGAGGCACTACTGCAGGACCAGGCTCCTGATACTTGGTGTGTAAAAAGTCAATGAACTTGTGCATCTCTTCAGATGCTTCGGTTTCAAAGTCTTTTAAATGTTCGCGGATCTCTTTTAAAAATTGCATGATTACTCCCCTTGAGGTGGTTGTTGAACTTGAGCCACTTGTTGTGCTTGAAGCTCTTTTTGTACAGCTTCAATGATTTGAAATACTTCTTGGTATGGCTTGGTACCAATGTATGACATTATTTGGTTGATAAGTTGTGGTGAAAGATTCATGTTTATCCTTTAAGAGATTTCAATAAGGCCAAGATTTACATATCCACCTTCTACATTTGCCCATGTACCTTGGTAGATGTCAAAGTAATAATTTGTATTTGAATTTAAATCAATTAAAACTGTTGTGGTTCCATCTGATGAAAGAACTGGTGTAGAATTTGTACCAGCAAAAAATTGTTCATTTGGGTTATTAAAAGGTATAAAACTAAGGCCATAACCATATGACGTAGCATAAAAAGTATTCAGTGATAGTGATGTTGAAGTAATACCACCACTAAGAGCACCATTTATATGATATTTTCCACCAGTATAAAATGCTTGTGCTTGTTGATTATATGAAAACGTAAAAGAATTATTTATATTATTATTAGGGTAAATCAATGAGTATGTTGATGGTGTTGATGCATCTGTAACAGTATAAACCCCTGTTGCGCCAACTGGATCAACATCAAGAACCCATTGAATTGTATTTGAATTTACTGTTGTCATTCCAGTAGTTTGAAATGGCAAATTATTCCATGTAATACCGTCTGTAGTTACTGCTACTGGCATAGCCCCGAATGAACCTGAATATGACGCGGCAAATACGCAAATTGATCCGCTTGATGCCAATCTTGATTGGCATAAAGTACTATATTGATTGTAAGTATATGTGGGCCAAAATTTTGGATACGATGATTCCCAGTTTATTCCATCTGCTGATGATTTGAATCCAAAATTTGTAGTAGTGCTCCAAATTACAAGTCTAGAACCAATAACTGCCATAGAAGCACGGGAACCTGTTGCACCATTAAATAAATTAGCCGCAACTTGAGTTAAAGTTGAAGTTACTGTTGATGATCTAAATAAATATCCGTTTGATGAAAGAATATAATAATAGCTATTAAAATATGCGCCAGCAACTGGACCGCCATAGGTAGATGCTGAAATAGCACCTGGAGTTAAATTATAAGAAGATCCTGTAGTGGCTGTTGTTGTATTATAAATTTTGCTCCATGTTTGAGGTGATGCACCATTTAAATACCACATTACAAATGCTGTTCCATTGCTAGCAATAGCTATTTGAGTATTATCAGCGAAGTAAAAACCTGAAGTTGAGAAAGTATAAGACGTTCCAGGAGTAGACCAAGGATTTGGTGTTATCCAAAATTGATTACCGAAATTAGAGAAAAAGAAATTACCATTGCCTAATGAATAAGGGGCAGAACCAGTAGGTAAACTTCCGTTAAGCGTTGCTTGAGTCCAACTTGTACCGCCATTGGTTGAATAAATAGCAGAATTATTACCATCACAAGCCAGTAAATAATTATTACTTCCCCCTGAATTTTGGATAGTTGCTGGATTTCCTAAATCTGGAATTATTTGTGTATAACCCGTGTTTACAATAGTCCATGTAATTCCATCTGTTGAACTTGTTATTGCTCCATTTCCTGAAGAATCATTTGTACAAGCAAAGAATTTCCCCGCACTTGTGTGGTAAACAACTCCATTTAAAACAGCATTAAAAGTACCCGTTGTTGGAACAAAATAAGGTGACACCCATGTAGATAAATTAGTCGTTGTAAACTGACCTCCATTTACAGTTGCAACGACATATTTACTATTTAAATATGACATTGAAGAAATAGTTAAATTTGGTTGATATGTGTATAACCCTGTATCTGTCCAAGTTGTTGCATTACTTGAATAATATAACTGGCCTAGTGAAGTGGCTATAAAATAATACCCATTTAAATACCAACATTGAGCTGTGTTTGATAATGCACCCGAAATTACGGCAGAAGTCCACGTAGAACCATTATTGGTTGAGTAATAATAAGTTCCAGCTGTACCTCCACTAGGAGTTGTTTGACCCGTTAAAATCCAAGTATTTGAAGTACCGTAAACTGCATCAAACGGATAAAAATCATTTACAAAAGATACTTGAGTCCATGTTTTACCATCTGTGCTTGTAACCAAAATTATATTTGATCCTTCATAAGATGAAGAACTTGAATTTCCAACACACAACCAAATTCCATTTGAATATTTGTTAACTTTCCAACCAATTGAATTAGTGTTCCAAGTTAAGTTTTGAATAACGTCAAGCATAGGCATAACTTCAAAATTAGTATTTGCCGATAAAGAATCACCCGTGTTTAATGTAATTGGTGCTGGGAGTAAATTGATTCCATAACTAGGTGATCCCCCTGAACCTTGAGTAAAAGGCGCAGTCATATAATTAACTGGATATGTAACACCTCCAGTTGTTTTATATAAATAAACGCCTACAGTTGTTGTTACTGGTGAAACAAAAATGATGCTTTTAACAACTGTATTTGTTGCTGAAGGTACAGTGTAAATTGTACTTTTACTATATGTTAAATTAGCAGATACTGATTTAGGTGTTTGTGCCATGATTTATCCTTTAACCCATGAAATACCAAAGAAGTGAATTATCAGCAATTGCCAATGTTTGGAATGTAGGAGCAGATGTTCCATTACTTACCAATACTTGACCTACTGTACCATTTGAAATAAACGATGTTGTCCCTGCGGCTGTCTGATAAGGTATTTGACTTGCAATACCTCCAGCCAAGTTTGTTGCAGTTCCAACTGTAATTGTTGATGGTGCTGTCCACAATGGTGCTGATGCAGTTCCTTGTGTAACTAAAATATTGCCTGATGTGCCATAAGATCCATTAAATGCAACAGCATTTGTTGGGCTTAAAGTAATTGTGTCTGCCGAATTGTTATTGGTTACCAATCGCAAATAATTATTGCCTTGAGTACCAACCACCAAATCACTACTAATTGAGTACAGATAAACTACATTTGGCTGTTGAAAGCTACCCACTCCACTATATGTGGAGGAGTTCATTCCAAAGTCACCATAGAATGTTGTTGCAGTACCTTGGTCATTTGAAACTACAAAGTCTACAGATGCAGAAGAACCACTATTAGTGTTCTGCATTATTTTTTGTGCATAACTATTAACAGATGTCTGATGCGATGCAAAAATGTTTACATCTGAATAGCTCAATGTTCCATAATTGAACGCACCTGTCGTTGCAGAAGTAGAGATTGAACTATTGGCTGTAATTGTTGAACCAGTTATACCGCCAGTGGCAGTTATTGTGGATCCAGCAGTGATTGTTGTTGTTGATGCTACTGTGTTTCCACTCAATGCAGACGTAGCAGTAACATTTGTTGTGGTAAATGTGTTTGTGCTTGAATTGAATGTTAAATTAGCATTGAATGCTGTTGTGCTTGTTGCGCTTTGAAATGGAATTTGATATTGAGCACCACCTGAAATGTTTGCAGTTGTTGTTGCCGCAGGAGCAGACACCCAAGCAAATGTAGTTCCATTCCAACCTAAAACGAATCCTGTCTGTGCCCCAGTGGGAGCAGTGATAAAAGATGTTGCACCTGAACCAGATTGATAAACAACTTGATTTGCCGTCCCGTTTGCAATATTTGTTGCACTTGTTGCAGTAGTCGCAGTTGATGCACTACCTGCGCTTGTGGCAAATCCTGCTGTGGCCGCTGTACCAACAGACAAGCTCGACTGACTTACATACTGAGGAGTAGAGCCATTAGAGATTAAAACCGTGTTTGCGGCACCTAAAGCCAAAGATGTAGGTGCAGTTCCAGTTGAATAAACAATCGAACCAGCGGTGCCAATTGATGCGTATGCAGGGCCAGTTCCATTTGAATACAACAAAGAGTTTGTTGAACCAAGTGCCAAATAAGCAGTTACGCCTGTGGCGCTTTGGTAGACGATGGTACCAGCAGAACCACCTGGTAAATTACCAGTTGCAACTGATGAATTTGCAATTGCTGTGACTGTACCACCAGTGGTCTTAAAATAAAGAACACCATCAGTAGTATTAAGTGCCAATTCGCCTAATGCCAAATTACCGGCAGAAGGAATACGCGTTGATACCGTACTGTAGTAAAGTTGAATTGGGGTATAACCTGATTGTGACATCTCAACCTCTATTCATTAACCAAGCCATTATATGGTATTCCTGGGCCGCCTTGTGTTAAATCTGCATCAGGCCTAGGAAATCTAATGGAAATCTTTTCAGGCTGCCTTGCTGGCAATCTATAAGGATCTCTCTCATCATTGCATCCAAAATTACAAACACGTAACCCTGGGATATTTCTGTCATTCCCTATATCATCATAAGCACGCTTCATCTTGCAGCGATCACAGATAGCAATAGATAGAACTGTATTGCCACGAGTGTCAAGCCATCTGCTCATCTTGTGTAGGGTGAAATGTTAGGGGCAAAATAAATCGGTGATTTATCTCGCTCTTCTTGCTCGGCTTGTAGCCAAGTCTCATTTGACTCGGCTTTCAAGAGCTGAATTCTTGTTGGGTCAACCGCAGGAAGTTCAAGTGACATCTCATATGCAAGTAGATTCTGAATGGCTAAATACCATCTTTGCGGAATTTCTAATTGCCCTTGCAATGATCCAACATCTTGGATGTATCTATGACACCATGCTACAATCTGTGGGCTATAAATTTGAGGCGCAGGCCACAAGTACATTGATGGCTGAGGGATTGTCCTGTCAAACCAGTATTGCAATGGGTAGTTGTTTGTAAAATTCTTATTTGGCAAGTTGACATAGTCATCTCTGTTCATTCTTGCCATCGGAATTTCTGTCAAGTTGGATCCGAACACAACTTGATATACTCCCATATTAATACCGGCTGTTTGAATGATTCTCCAATACTGCGTGGTTGCAGATGGGTCCAGATCATAATAAAGCCATGTGCCTGATACCCAATTAACGGCTCCAGGGCTATATGCTGTAGTCCACGTCGTGCCATTTGTTGAGTATTGTATCTGAATAGTCACAGAACCAGTTACAGCCGGTAAAATACCCACTGTACCAATATAGATCCCATTTCCTGTACCTAAATTGATGCCGATAGCACTAGTATTATTTGTACATTGACAAATATTAGTATATTGACCATCAAATGCATTAGCAGCATTACCTGTAGTGGCATAAGCACCTGTTGTGTTGGTTGTAAGTGTCCGATAGTTGGCATTTAGAACATCTACAACACCTGAATCAAGATAGTAAATGTAGTGATCAGGCACCATGCCTAAAACAAGCTTTTCAATACACCAATATTGAATTCCGCGGTTCGCTAGATGTGACAGAACATAGTACAGACTATCCTTAGAGGCAGCCACTTGTTCATCTGTCAACTCTTCAGCTAATTTACCGGCTCTACGTGCTCCGTGGTCAATTAGCTGTTGAACTGATATGACTGTCTGAGAAACAGTACCACTTGTAGACATTTACCATCCTTTGATGTCATATTTCTTGGCTTTTCCACCTGTTGCACAATGCCATCTTTTCAAAGATGCTGCTTTACGAGTGGGTCTACCTTTTTCATCTTTCATAGGTCCTGCCATGCCGCTCATTCTAGCACAAAAGCTATCATGACGTGAGCCTTTTTCTTGTGGGGCTTTAAGATGACTTCCAGTTTCTCTGTTGACTTTGTCACGACCTTTTTGTGTAAGACCTGCACCATGACTTGTAGGCAGTTTCTCACCACGTTTAATAGATAGTTTGACATTCGTCTTTATTGTCATTTACCATCCCTTAATGTCGTGTTTCTTTGCTTTACCGCCGTGTTTCTTACTTTGTGAATGCTTTAAGTCATAGTCTGTAGGGGCACCCTTGCTGCCAGGTTTACGCATATGCTCGCCTGACCCATGCTTGATTCGTTCTTGCTTAGCATGGATGTTATCCCATAGTCCGCCAGCTTTCTTGCCCACAGACCGCTTGGTAGCATATGCAATTGCAACGGCTTGCTTAACTGGTTTGCCGGCTTTAACTTCAGCGGACACATTTTTACTAAAAGCTTCTTTGGATTTACTTTTAATAAGTGGCATGATTATGTTCCTGTTCCAGTAACGTTATTATTGTTCTGAACTAGTTTACCTGTGATAATCAAGCCTGCAGCTATTGTTGTAGAAGTGCTAGTCACTAACTGCCATTGAATGTCAGTCTTTTCAGTGTAGATAAATGGATCGCTTGAACGATTTGCTGTGTAAATAGATACAAATGGCTGTTGTAAAACTTGAAGTTTTACGCCTGTATTGTTATTTATTGCCTGGACGGAATAAGTAACAATGTTTGCAGATGTGTAGCTATTAGAAGTGTTGACTTCAGCCAAGTCAAGATAAAACGAATATCCGGCAGGCACAGTAAAAATTGTGCTTTGTGTTTTGCTGATACCAGGATTGATTTGAGCAACAATGTTGGATGATTGTTTTAAAGTAATTGTCCCAACATTTGTTGTTTGTCCAGTACCTGGAGAAACCATTAGCAAACTGTTTACACGGAAATAACTGTTCACTGTTGTGACACCTGTAACACCATTCATTGCAAGTGTTTCAGAAATTTGGTTGTAATTAGCATCTAACCCACTAATCAAAATTTTAGCAGAAGTATCATCTGATGCTGACGAACTTGCTAATGTTAACGTTGATGCGCTAGTAATGTACGTGTATGTAGTAGCATTCTCCCATACAGGTATTTTTGTGTTACCGACAGCTGACTGATAGCCAAAAATACTTATTGTATTGTGACCATAGATCTGACCTCGTGAAACTTGTAAGTCAAACGGCTCATATGCACCATTTCTAGTGACTGACGCAACAATGTTATTACTCATGACTGATCCTCAATAAAAGAGAGGGGCCGAAGCCCCACCTCTTAATAGTTGCACTTACCACCGGCTTTTTTGTGCGTTGACATCTTAGATGTCATCACATGTCCGCCATGCTTCATTGGATGGCCTTCCATTTTTTCATGACCACCATGTGCATGTTTTGATGCATGCTTATGCATATGTGTATGGCCTTCATCATGATGACCATGAGTAGTGTGATGTGCAGCATGCCCATGATGAACTTTACCACCATGCTTGTAACCACCTGGGACTTGTTTAACTTCCCCTGTATGGCCCTTTTTGGTAGGCATCTTTTCACCATCATGCATGTCATTCAGGTATTTATCTGCAACACTTTGTGACACAGTACCGCCTTTGGCATAATGATGCTTCTTGGTTACACCACCGTGCTTATAGCCTTTGCCTTCTACACCACTTGTCTTTGTGTGCAATGACTTGACTTGCTTAGCTTCATGCATTTTGTCTTGCACATCAATTTTAGGCTTTAATGTGCCTTTAGTCATGAATGCATCACCTTTAGCAGCTAAACCGCCTTCGGCATGATGTTTCTTAGTATGACCGCCATGCTTATAGCCAGGGGCACGTACACCGCCTGTACCGGCTGGTTTTGTAGGGCCTTTATCCTCAATACCACCTAGCAAACCACCGGGAACTCCACGCTGCATGCCACCTTTCATCATATGTTTCATATGACCACCGTGCTTAGCATGAGCTTTACCACCATGTTCAGAATCTTTCATCTTTTCATGGTGCTTAAGTTCTTTCTCAATCTTATGCATTTCTTTCATTTCGGCTTTATGCTCCATGCCACCTTCGGCATGATGAGCTTTACCGCCATGTTTACGCATAAGCATTGCAGGCGGTCTTGCTGCCATTGTAGGTCTTGCTGCCATTATTGGTGCACGTCTTGTCATTGAAGCAGGCATCATAGGTGCACCACCCATTGCCATATGTTTTTTATGCTTAGCATGTCCGCCACGTTTCATACCATCACCCACTTCATCAGCTGAAGATTCAGTGGTCATTTCTTTAGGCTCGCGGCCAAATGAGGATTTTGCCATTTTTAAGCTCCTTTAAGCTTGGGTGATGCCGAGCAAACCTGTTGCTGTGGCGTTAGGACCAACCTGAATTGCTGTCAAACCTAAGGTTATAACAAGCTTATTGTATCCATTCAATGTACCTGCAGGAATGTAAGTTCCACGAACATCAGGCGTTACTGAGCTAGATACAAACTGGGGAACTAAGTTCATGCCTGAAGTGATGGTTGTACCACTTGTGGCAACATAAGTTCCTGCAAGATAGTTGGCTTGAGTTGTTGACAGCTTACCTGTTGTTGATGAAACATATGTCCACCAGTAAGTTGTGTTCAAAGAAACACCTGTCAAAGTACCCAAAGAGCCTGTCAATTGGACCAAAGTACCACTGGGAGGAGCATAGCCCACTGTGATGACACCGGGCGTAGCGGCCGTAAAGTTTGTGATCGACTGAGTGTTGTAGCTTGTCGTATTGCTGTAGTAGCCATAAGCCAATGTACCGACATCAACGTCAACTGAACCAGTGAATCCAGTATCAACAACGTAGGCTTCATCACTAATACGGCAAGGCAAACCAAGTGTAGTTGTTGTGTCAACTGAAACAGCAACTGCTGTAGCTGCTGAGAAAGCAACTGAGTACACTTGGAAGAAAGCTTTACGGCCTTTAGTGGTTGTGGACTGAACTGTACCTGTCTGAATAATTTCAGTCATAGGCTGACCATAATAGTCATAGCCAGTGATTGTCACTTGTGAATTAGTTGGTGTACCAGTTCCAGTAGTGACTGACAAAGCACGAGGGTAGTCAAGCTGCGTAACGGTAGTTCCGTCAGTGCGCAATACTTGAGTTGTGCCACCTGTACCATAGGCAAGTGCTGTACCGCTATAAGTAGTTGCTTGTGTAGGTGTTTTAGCAGCTAACACAGCAGCAGTTGTAGCAGCAGCAGGTGTGGTGTCATAAAGGTAAACACGACCCATAGGACCGAAACCTAATGACATAGGGGAAGGATTTCCTAGTGCACTGTTGGAATTTGTACCAACATATGATTGTGCAGACCCTAGGAAGAGGTCATCTGAAAATTGTGGCATTTTGTCTGCTCCATGAAAAGTATGACAAGTTAAAACGGGGGATTAAGGCTCCCCCGTAAAGCCTCCGGAAATTAGGCTCCAGGTGTACCGTACATAGCGCGTGGGTCAGTCCAGTTAGGGATGTAACGCTCAGTGGCTTTATAGCGCATTGAGTCAGTTTCAAAATCACCTTCCATGGTCTTCTCCAATGCACGACGCATCATGAGCTTCATACCTTCTGGTGCGTCGGTTTGTACCCACCAGTTAGTAGATGAAGTCAAACGGCTGATCACGGTAGCGCCTTCGGGCAACAAACCAATTGATTTAATTGGGTTGATGTCGTTATTGGCTGTACCAGTGCGCAACACTGACTTCAGCAACACTTCAGCTTGGAACACGTTACCAGGAGCAACAACAAGCTTCAAAGGTTGGAGACGGATTTTCTTACCGTTGTTGTCAACGGCTTGACGAATCTGAATCAACATTTGCTCAAGTGATGTCTGGCTAAGTGCAGCGGCTGTTGCCAACTGGTTACTAAATGAACCAACTGCAATGGGGTGTGCTGTGTTAATCAAAGATACGCCGTCACCACCCACATAAGAGCTATTAAAAGCTCTGTTTAGGATGTTAGCACACAACAATTCTTTAGTTTCCACCAATGATTGTGCCAAGTGCTTAGCATAAATTTGACCAATACGAACGTGGTCACCGTCTTCCACCAATACTTTGGTCAATGCAAAAGCAAGACCGAAGACTTGATAGACGTAACGTTGCAAGAACAACACGCCGCCTTGTTGATAGGTAACGGGTGAGCCATCAGGGAGCTGAGGAGCTGCACCGAAACCGTACAGGACGGGTTCTTCATGGTAGTTACGAGGAATACCGGCTTGTTCACGGAAAACCGTGGACCATTCATCGGCACGTTGATCATATACACCGTCAAAGGACTCATTAAGGATCGGTTCAACAATCGATCTAAAGTCCGTACTTCGCATTGGGGCTGCCATAGTTCAGTCCTCCTTATTAAGCAACTGCGGTGTAAGCACCGTAGAATTGCGTGATTGCTAATTGGACACGAACGATAGTGTAAGCATCCCCCCAGTTATTGTCTGGATAAGCAGCCAGATCAACAACGCGCATTTGTCCTTGAACACCATTACCAACGGCAGTTGTATTCAAAGTTGCTTGTGACAAACCAGTGGTTGTAGAACCAGCAGCAATATTGGCAACAGTAAAATTGTACTCATTACCAATAGATGTCTGTGGCATACTTCCATCAGCTTGGATTTCATAAACGATATTGAGGTCGTTATAGAAATAAGCAATGCATGAACCGGTGACGTAAGTTGTACTTGCGGGCCAGTAGTTTGAAACACGGCGACGACCTGTAGTATCCGTCCACTCAACCCCTTGGAATGAACCAGTAACGGGATAAGAGGCGGCAGATGCGCCGGCGGAAGGTGCAGTTGCTACCACAATAGTGCCGTTGGCGCTTGCGCCACTTTGACCATAGATAATAGGCTGACCTTTGAGAATGTTCGAGCTATAGCCCGAAGCGATACCGTTTGCAAGCGCCTGAGCACGTTCCAACCCTGTGGGAAAATATGCGGGGCGCAAACCAAACGGAGCTGATACTGCTGACATAGTGTGCTCCTTGCCTATACGAAGACAGGCGTCTTAATGGTTTGATCAAAATTCATGCCGTTACCTTCAATCGTAACCAATGGGCGTCCTTTCGCATCGCGAGCTTGTTCTTGTAGCATTTCTTGTTGAACACGAATCTTTTCTTGCTCGTCTTGAGGAGCGTAGTGATGCATTTCCAACATCATTTCTTGATAAACATCTTCGGGAAGTTTATACAAGACCATTTCGTTACAAGCTACAAAGCCTTCTAGTTCCCCGGACTTCACTCTGTATGCATCAAAGCCTTCTATTTCAGAAGCTTTTACAGGTGTATATCCAAGTCTCATGCGCTTATGGATAGGATCGTATTGGTTGGTTGTAGATAGCCAACATAAGTGAAAACCCGGTATTTCGGGTGGATTCGGAAGTGCTTCAGGTTGCCATTCCGAGCGGAACGTTCTACGACGCTCCTGAGATGAAACTAAACTATCTTCTGCAGGTTGACGCATTTTGTCTTCCGTGGCTCTATCCTCACGGCCTGCTCTAACATTTTTCTTTAATCTGTCATCCATCATTGGCTCCTTTGTTTATTTTCACGATCCCATTTGGCATAATTCGCAATTGCTTTTTGACGAGCAGATGGGTTATCCCATAAACCTGCTTCTTTCATGGCAGCAACACGCTGTGGACTAAGTCTAAACTCGTTAGATTTAGTACTAGCGATTGAATCTCTACCAGAACTTGTCACCATGGATCGAGGCCTCTGACTTTTGACGTTTGGCGGATTATAACCACGATCAGCGCGATGTGGTAAATATTTTGCAACTCTATCGTCTAATTCTTCCCAATAGTCCTCAGACCGTGGGTCAAACCCTTCCTCAGTAAGGCGTTTGTCAATCTTTTGGGCAATTTCGGAGTCCAGATCCTTACCCTCTGGGTCATACCATGGGTTTCTTTCTACCCAGTCAGAGGCCATCCGTTTAACATCAGGGTCTGATTGAATATTAGGGGTCTGTCCTGTCGTTTGACGAGCAGAAGTTTCACGCATGTTCTTTAATGACTCAAGCTTTCGCTGTGCGTCATACCAGTCCTGCTGAGCTCTTGTAAGAGCCTCACCATTAGAGTGAGTAACCGCCTCTTTCATTTGAAGCTTGGCATACTCAACCTGAACAGCTGCGTCCTCAATTGCTTTGTCAACTCTTGCAAGCTCAGCGCCAGAAGTCTTTTTCTCCATAATTGCAACACGCTCAGCAAGCTGTTGATTTTGCTTTTTAAGTGCTGAAATTAAATGATTTGATTCTTTTGCTTTTTCGCGATGAAGTTGTTTCTTAAGCTGACGCTCTTCACGCCTAGCTTGTCTAATGGCTTCCCTATCAGGGTCATTACCACTATCATTTTGATCGTCATTATCATTACTAGAAGCAGCTTCTTCTATAATGTTAATAAGCTCATCATTCTTTGTTTGCAGTGATTCATCTGCAGTGGTTACTTGAACCGATGCACTACCATCTTGATTCTCTTCCACTTGCAGTTCTAACTTTTCAGTGCTATTCATAAAGTTTCCTTTCAAAACTTAGATAAACGCTTTAATATCACGAGGGTCACCAGTGACTTTACCAATGAGTTCATGATCATTAAAGAAAGTAAACAAGCACTTACCATTAAGGCCTTTTGCATCTGTAAAATCAATTTCCCATCTATCACCACCCCACTTAGGCACACGAACGTATTCGCCTACCTGAGCCCATGCACCTTCTGGCCATGGCTCCATTGTGTCACGCTTTCTAAAAGCCAAAGGCCCAATAGCAATGACTTTACCGATCATGGTGTTCCACTTTTCGGTTTCTTTGGTTTCTTCGGGAAGCACAATGCCTGAAGCAGTTACTTTATCCTTTACAGATCTAAGCTGTACAAGCACTCTGCCACCATAAGGTGCCATTAACGGATCTACATTTGGAAACGCTTCTTCAAGCGTCTGTTCGATATCATTCGACATCTTGGTTTTCCTCTTCTATGAGTTGGTTGATTAAATTCAAGGCTTCATCCAAACCTTGGTGTTGACCGACTAGGCGCTGGTAAGTTTCGAAATTGATGGCATACCCTTGTACAAGGGAGTCAGCAATCTCGACTTGCTTTTGCTTTATCCGTCCGATGAGATCAGAAATCCGCATTAACGGCCCCGACCAGATGACTTCTTCATAGGTGCAATAATGACTGTCATACCACCTTTAGCATGACCACCTTTTTTCATAGTGGCAATCTTACCTGTAGGCTTTCCAATAATCGGTGTATTGGCTTTAGCAGGTAGGTTTGCAACTTTAGATTCTGGGATTGCCCCATTATTTACTGAACCACCTTTGGCATAGTGGTGCTTCTTAGCAATACCGCCTTTTTTCAAGTGGTTAGCTTCGGATTCACCACCCATAGCGATCCGTTTATGCATGTTAATTGCTTCAGACATTTGGATTTCCCCCTAAGTTTGTTTGGAGTTGGTTTTGAGCATCGAGGACAGTTTGCAGTTGCTCATGTTGCAATTGTGCCGCATCTCTGGTTAGCTCTGCGGACTTAATTCTCTCGGCAGTCAAGTTATTCTCTGTGTTCATCACTACGTCGGACTGTAATCTAGATTGCTTCTCTTGTGCAATGGTTTGCATGTCCTGAGCCTTCAATTGAATCTCAGCTTTATCACGAGCCGCTTTCCGTTGTGTTTCAGCCATAGAAGTTTGGACCAGAGCTTGAACAGATGGGTCAGTCGGTTGTTGTGATTGCTGCAATTGTTGCATCATCTTCACGAGTTGTGCAATCTGGGGCTGCAGTTGAGCAAATTGCTCTTCTGTATCCTTATTGACATGCTGCGCACTTACAGCCAACAACTGCTGAGCTTCTTTCATCATCGGTTGGACTTTTAATGCGTTAAAAGGTTCACGAAGGGCCACAGATGCATACGTGTCAATCTGATTTAAATACCATAAGGTAATATGTTGCTTTATGTGCTCTAATACTGCAGGGATGAATTTCGGGGCAATAATTGGGTTAGATCCAAATACTGGGTTCATTGCATAGGCCAAATGTGTCTGCAAATGTGCCATATGATCCTGATGCGGATATGCGCCGGCTGGTTTTCCTAGTGTCATGGACACATTTTCCAATGCAGGGTTCATATCTTTCACTTCTTCAGGGTCAGGAAGCACTGCATTGACATCTGGGAGCTTAATTTGCTTCAGAATCCGTTTCTCTACCTCAAGTCTGTTGTAGAGATCGGGGTTTGCTTGCGCTCTTGCCGCAAGCGTTTGAATCTGCGCATATCTCTGGCTTTCCGCAAAGATATGAGGATCAGAAACCGGTACAATGTCCGTATTGGACTCAAAATCATCGACCGAAATTTCGAGATCTCTAACAATTTCACCTTTTCTTTGCTCATCTAGGTACCACCTGTTCAATCTAGCTAAGATTTTTAAGATTCTCTTTTGGCTGTCATGCAATCTTGAGTGAATTGAACTAAAAACTGCGGCTCCTTGCTCAATCAGTGCTTGAGCTGTACCAACAGGCATGTTATTGCTAGCATCAGCAATCTTTTCCTCACTTGTAGTCACTACACCCTTGGCTGCATCAGTTAACCAGCCTAAAAGTTGGAACAAAACAGGCGAAGGTTGTGGGAAAGGCACTTGCATGGCAATCTTACGAATGTCATCAACACCAGGGGCCCCTTCAATTTCGGCTACTTGTGTAGGCTCAATGACTGTAGTTTGCCCAGATATCTTGCCGCCTTTTAGCTTTAGCATTGTAGGGGCAGTCACAATGTGCGCTGAGTCTAGTAGTGCACGTAATGCTCCGGTAAGGGCTGCGGACAATCCGCCAATGAGATGAGGGAGACCAATCGCATATGCTCCCCTCCAAGGGATAAACTTGAACTCAACCAGCCAATCCAAGTTAGACATTGTTTCATCGCCGTCCTCCCAGTTACGATATAAACCAACAACCGAACGCTCATTTTCATCAATCATTAGTATGTAAGGGGCTCTTTCACTCTTTGAGTAGCTATCATCCTCTAACTCTAACCAAGTACGAATGTGAAATACACGTCTTACACCGTCAACATTAATGCTTTGTGGTGTCTTACCCTCAATTTTGTTGTTAGCTTTTTGTGCTTTAGACTCATCAGGCTCTTGTGGTAACCTATACACATCCAAGTCACGATACAAACCTGTATTGACACGAATCTCATACATCTCTTGTGTGATGTCTTGGACTTCAGTAACGCGTGATGCTGTATAGAAATTACCTGCAGCAAACGGCAAATAAATGTTATCAATAGGCACAAACTCAGCGCATGGTCGTTTCTTTTGGTCATCCCACCACAGCTTTAAGTATTGGCTGCCACCAAGAGGCAGTTGTGTGAGCATCTGTTCTTGCTCATCACGATACTCTTCAATTTGCTCGGTCAACTGCCAGTTCATGTAGTCGCGTTTACGCTCAGCTCTAGCTGTCTTGGCATCATCAACTTCGCCGATAATCTTAGTCTTGACAGGACCATCTGGTGGAAAGAGTTCTTTAATAGCTCTTGCCGCAAAGTCCACACAAGCCTCAGCCATAACAGGGTGCACAACTTTAGATGCACCCATGAACTGTGCACCACCTGGGGCATCATGCCCTAATCCAGTACGACGAATACCGTCTTCATATTGCTTATCACGATCTTCACGAGCTTCTTTATCTTTCTCAATCAAGTCCAGATACTTTAGAGCAATAGAGTTAAGCTCTATGATGTCAAGAGATTCGGCAAGATTTTCATAGAAGTCAGGCGACTCTTCAGGGCCTTTAAGGTCATCCATTCGCACAATGGCAGATCCGTCAGGCAATTCCTCAACATCAGGAATCTCCTCAATGATCTCCATAATGGATTCATCTTCATCAATCGACGGCTCTTGCTCAGGGCCGATAAATCGATTGAAGTCTTGAGGGATAGGCATTTCTGTAGCCATGGTTTACCTTTGTGTTTGTTAATCAGGTTCATTATATGGATCAATGATCCATACCGCTTATTCTATTCAAATGACTATGTAAGTCTTCTAAATCTGAAATAGCTCTTTCTTGTTCTTCTAGGTCAAATCCCATATTCCCAGGAATTACTTGGATATCAGTGATTAGTCCTGCAATATGGTCTTGCAATGATTCAATTATTTCTGGAATAGGGGTTCCTGCCGTAATGCCATCATCTAACATCTGATTGTACATTTGTGACATATCATCCCAGCGCTCAAGTGTGTCATTGATCACTTGACGGATTTCTCGATGTTCTTGTGTAGCTTGTGGCAATTGCTGATTAGCGCCATGCATGTTATCAGGCTCAAAGTTAAATTCATCTTCAGGCACAGGAAGTCTGCGTTGTAATTCACGAGCTAGCAACTCCCGTTGACGCATCGAAAAATCTTGATAAAGCTCATTACCAGGCACTTCATCCCCATTACGAAGTGAATGTATGATGTCAGCAACTTCATTATGGTCAAAGCGACCAAAAATATTATTAGCTGTCTGATCAACTTCATCAGCCTGTCTATGACCCATTGCATCGCGTAAATGTGGAGTAGTTTGGGCTTGCAATCTTTGCATAGTCTGTTGTAGTGCTGTAGGCTCACGATAAGGCTCTACAGCTTGACCCTCATTGCCTGTATGCAAGAACATAATGTTGTTTGCAAGATCATATAGAGCTGCTCTTACAGTCTGAGATTCTTGAATTGAGGCTGCATCTCTAACCAGCGTGGCAGTTCGAACAGGATTTGCAAACGTATCATGCTGTGTTGCCGCTTGCATAAGCACATTTCTAATAATATCAGCGCCTAAATTGCCTTCGGGTGTGCCAAGATTTTCAAGCCTAGAAATACTACTATTAACAAGATCGCCAAGTTGACGATAGAAAGCTTCACGCGGTGTTTCATTAGCTGGTTCATTTCCAGCTTCAGGTGCATGCTCTTCATTCATATTGATTGCCGTGCTAAGAGCATCAACGTGTGCTTCAAGCATTTCTCTTAATGCAACGGCTCTTTCAGATTGCTGATCATTAGCATGTAAGTCATTTAAAAGATCATTATTTAGATCTGGATCGTCTAGTACATGTAACACAACTTGAAGATGCTCACGCATGCTCTCAAGATCATCATCAGGGCTTATTTCGTCAACCGTGCTTCGATAAACACTTCTAACTCGCGGTGAGTCGGTCATGTCATAAATAGAAGGGATCGGCCTCATTGCTCTTTGGCGGACTAAGTTGTTTGATAATTCAACAAACCGACGATGTACTTGCTCTTCAGCTTGTTCACGAAGCCCAGGAGGCAATTGACGAAATGTGGGGTGATCATATTGCCCATTAGCCAACAGAAACCTAGTTGTTTGCAATCCTTGAATATTATGGTCTTGATCTGTACGCTCAACGTTAATTAGCTCACGAGCTAATTGATCAACTTGCTCAGGCGTAAATGAAGGAGGTTGAGCTGGTGGTGCATTAAGATGATGAATATGCTCGCTAAAAGCATCGCCATGTCGACCAAGCATATCAGCAACTTCATTAAGCTCATCATCTGTTCGAACACCCATTTCTTGGGGTTCCATATAATCAGGATCAACATGACTACCTGCGCCTAACAAATTATTCTCAAGCTCTTCACTATCAAGACCCCACTCACCTAGATCTCGTAAATAAGTTATATATGCTTGTCTGACTCGATTATTCGATGCACTCGCCAAAATATCTGGAATAGGCTCAGTTGGACCATTAAGACGAATAGCTTGAGCATTAGGGCTTAAGCCTGTTAAGTCTTGCGCCGCTGCCGTATCAATCATACGATTGATTCTTAAGTCTATATCATGTAGTTGATGATATAAATCAGCATGATGTGTGGCATAATCAGGATCATCTCTATCAAGCTCGACTATTTGCTGACTTAAGCTTTGCTGTTGTGCTCGTAAATAGTTAATAGAATCCGCTTGTCTTGCATTTGTAGGCGCAGGTATTTCTTTATTCTTTAGCGCAATTAAGTCTGAATCTAGCACAAAGCGTGACAGTGGGTGAGCTGCAACTGCTCTTTGGAAGTCTTCCGTCTTCATGCCAGCTCTAATTGCTAATGACCTTACTGGTGTTCTTGCTGTATCATAAACACCAGACTTACTATCATCGCCCAAAGACCGAATCTCATTTGAGTGCGCATTTAAAACATCTCTAAAAGCGGCTCGATATTTTGGATCAATTTGCGCATTTCGATATTGTGTAGCAAAACCAACAACATATGTAGGACCTCCTGGTGAGTCTGATTTATTTTTAAGCTCAATGTTTCCAACAGGCCAACCAGTCTCGGCATCCCTCATGATCAATTGCTTAGAATGCCCATCAATCACATCCCGAATATAAGATGTCATAGGTGCATTTTGTGTTGTTGGAAACCGCTTACCTGTGGCTACATCAAGAATCGGTGTGTAACGTCGTGTATCGCCTGTCCACAAATGCTTATAGTTGCAGCTATCAAGCCCTTTAGCCGCACAAAAATCATTGATCTCAGTTTCCATTGACAAATGATGAAGCACATCGTCAGGGTTTGTGCTTTGATCAAGAGTAAGAAGCTTGACATTGCCAAACCGCTGAGAATCAGGGATTGCATTTAAGTCTTTCTTAAGACGATCTTCGACGGCTATCTTACGCTTTGTTGATGCTTTCTTTTCAGCCAGTTCTTGAGCAATTCGATCTTTTGTTTGATCAACCACAAACTTATCGATTGGGGTTCTTGCAAGTTCATTTGCACTCATCTTACCCGTTAAGATATTATCAAACAAGCCTTTACCGACAGCCGATAATCCAAGTGAGTATAAGCTAGTCGGATTTATGTCATAAACAGGTGAATTTGGCGTATTGTCAACTATATTTTTAAGCTGTGGGTAAAACTGCTTTTCATAAGCAGGTATTTCATCCCACATCTTTTGTGCTGTTTTCATTGTCAAACTAGAATCAGCGATGTTCTCATAATCATGAGCAAGCTTTAAGTTGTCAATGTCGCCATGTTTTGATTGTATTTGTGACTCAAGCTTTTTGATTTGCTTAAGTAAGTCTTTTTTACCTGGAAGCGAAATAGCAGTAACGCCTTGCTCTTGTGCTTGACGATCCAATGCTGTACTTTGAGTTTGTAGATCATCTAGCTGTTTATGCAAATCCCTAAGTTCAGTTTGTTTAGCATCTAGCTTAGGCTGAACTGTGCCGAACGGCATATCAGGATTAAATGCTCGTCTGCTTTTTTCTATACTACCATTTGGAACAGTAGAGTTTACAATGTTATCACGAGTCAGCATTGTAATGCCTTTGCCTGCTTGAGTAAGCAAAGGATCTTTTTCAGTGCCCACATACTTCATGATGTAGTTCTTAAATGGACCTTGCAATGCTTTTACAGCAGTATCGTAATTGTTTTTAAACTGATCAAGTGTTGGCAAACCATGCTTAATGGCATATTCATTTAAATGCTCAGCTCGTTTTTGATCATGCTCATTATGCGGATACTTTAAGATAAACGCACGATTCGCATCGTATTGGCTTAAGTCAGGAAACTCTTGCTGTATTTTTTGATTTCTAAAATCGATAAATTGACTATCATGCGGAGTATCTTCAAGTATCTTACTTTGATACAAATCATTAAGCTCATCAGTTGTAGGTGTTGAGCTATAAGGCATGATATCGCGAATAACGCTATCAATACCGCCTTTTTCTAATGGAACTTTATTTGTAGTTGACGAAACGACAGGTGAACCTTCAGGTCTTACAGCATACAAACTTGTCGTAGGTTGCAAAGCACCAGGAATTCCTGGAACAGGCGGCAAGCCTTGCATCTTGCGCTTAGCCATGATATCGCCAATTGTGTCCGCAGTTTTTTGTGCCTTAACACCTAATGTATCTTCGCCAAGTATGTTTTGTCTTTTAACGCCTGATTGTGCATTCCTAAAGTCTTGTGGTAAGTCTTTAAGCTCTTGACCGACAATTTGCGCTTTACCGATTGTGGCTCTTACGTCACTTGGCGATACAAGTGGTCGACGTTCTTCAAGTCCGGTCATGTTGTCAATTACGCCGCCTACAGGTGACATTGGCCAAGCATGCGGCATTTTGTATGTTTGTGTTGCTGTATCGTAAGCATTAGACAATGATTGGTCGAATTGCTGACCAAGTGGCGTTTGTGATGGTGCCATGTGCATCTTGGCAAATTCATCCGCCAAGTATTTAGCAGTGTCCAGCCCTGTTGTGTTAACTTGGCCTGTCTTAAAGTAGTTAGCTATGTCAGTAGATACTTCAGGCACTGAACGTACTACACCTTGCGCCATTCCAAGTGCGCCGATCGCTGGATTAACAACAGTCGATTTAGCAACATCCTGCATCGACTTCATTAACATCAAAGGATTGTAGTTAGTTGCTACATCTTTGATCTTGGAAACAGCCGCTGTAAGTGGGCTCTTAAGATCGGGAGCTGCTAAAGGCTTTGATTCTGGCGCATTGCTATCATCATAGCCGGTGAGATTGCCTAATGCATCATATACTTCAGCCATTATTTAGATCCCTTTTTAGCTTTGCTTTCTTTTTCCACTTGTTCCCATGACTCATCAAGATAATTACTAAACTCTTCAGGAGACACTAAGCTTTCAAACTCAAATGATCTATCGCCTCTTTTAGGCTTTAAGCCTAGTCCCGCAAACTTAGGCTGATATGATCTTGGATCGTATTGGTAAAAGTTAGCCATGTCATCGTATAGTTCACGATTATCATAATCATGTTGATGCAAGTTGCTTAGCACATCAACCATTTCATGTGGTTTCAAGTTATGCGTTAACTGATGTTGCATGTGAATATACAACTCATGCGCATCTTCATCAGACATATCATCCGAAGAATCCTCACGGTATTTGCCTTTTGGCGTCTTTGCCAATTCATCCATTGAATCAAGTTTTTCTGGTGTAATTCGATCTTTTAAATAATCACGAGCTAACAACCACATTCCTTGAGCCACTGAATGCGGTTCTTGCTCATAAGCATCGCTAAATGCATGATGCATATAATCACCAAGATGTAAGTCAATAGTACCGTTCTTTTCAAACATAGGCTTTACAACGTCAGTTAATGGTGACGTAATTTCAGGCACAACATCAGAAATTTTAGGGGTTGGCAATACTTGGTTTAAAGCTGCTTGCCCTGTCTTTTTAAGCACTTCACGTCTAGACACCGGCTTGTTTAAAGCTTTATTAGCCAAGTCATTTAATGGGCTAATTGGTTGAGTAGGCTCAGGTGTAGGTGTGGGCGGTTGTTGTGGAACAGGCGCAGGAAAATTAGATGTTGGAACAGGCGCAGGAAAATTAGATGTTGGAACAGGAATGTCTTGAGGCCTAATTGCCGGAACTGGTGCTTGTTCTTGAGCATGCAAACCAAGTATCGAACGCCTTTGCACATCGATTGGTGGTTCCATGGGCTTAACAGGCTTTGGCCCTTTGCCAAACAAACCGACTTGCATCATGTTTGGATCGGGCTCTAACAAGCTAGCACCATCATCATACGACGGTTGACTTTTCATCAACATCTCAGCTTTTATACGAGCTAGGTCTTCATCATAAGGCATATGGGTTCACCCTTCTAGGCTTGGTATCATCCACATAAAGATCTGGGTCATTATACAAATAATCCAAGACAAGGAAACCACTATCTCGCAAATATCGTAAAGCTTGACTGGTTGAGTCTACAAGGTCGTCATGTCGGACTTCAGGAAAAGCACAAAGCTGATTGATCAACGGTTCGGCCCAGTCACGAGCCATTCCTTCACGCGACATAGACTCAGGAATATACACCAAGCCTTTTTGAATCAGAGGCGCCACGATATTCAGTCGCTGTGTTTTGTCTGCATTCCCTGGGTTATAAGCACGGATTGGCAATCCGGCTCTTTGCAGGTCTTGAATCAGTGAAATGCCAGCTGACTTGTCTTCAATCAGAACTAAGTCAACCTTCTTGCCTTGTCCGAATTCGTCATTGTCACCGTAAATCGTACCGAACTCTTCAAGCACACGAGGCCGAAGGTCTGGGTATTTCATGTGCTCGTCCCATGCATCGATCAGCATGACAGACATTGGCTTGTCGGTTGGTTTAAAGACGCCCCAAACTGTGCAAGCAGTTGGATCATTGGCTGTTTTGTCAGACGTAGCACAGTCGTAGCTTTGTATGACATACTGAAACTGAGGCAACGGCTTTTCGGCCGGCCAAAGTCTTAGCCATTGACGTTTAACAATGCCTGATTCTTCTGGGTCGATAATCTCAGCATGAATCTCTTGTCGGCCAAGCGTTGTGCCTTCATACTGTAAGATCTGCTGTTGGAACGATGGAGCTAAGTTCTTTAAGTTGTCATACGTTGATGCTGTTGTATAACACACGTCTTCGCCATCACGGTTTGCCAAGTCAACAATCAAAGGCTTTGGCTTTGGTGTTGTTGTACAGATAAGCCGAGGCTGCTTACCAAGACGCATACCGAATTGCAGCATGTTCCATGATTCATCAAGGTAATGCCAAGCTGCAAGCTCATCAAGCCACCCACCATGAAACTGCGGACCGCGAAAGCGCTCAGGCTCTGATGCAGGAATGCCTTTGATGATTGAGCCATTCTTTAAGTTGATCTCATGCAGAGATTTATAGTAAAAGTCGATGAGCTCAGTTGGCATGACATTTAGCAAACCTGAATCGCCTTCAAAGCACACGTCACGAACGTCACCGCTCGTTGGAGCCGAAACCAGCCATCTTGTCTTTGGTTGTGTCCAAGCTGCCCACCAAGTCCACTCAGCCGCGCACCGAGTTTTGCCAGCACCGCGACCTGCTAAAAGTAACCAGATACTCCACCAATCGCCTTTGGGCGGTATTTGATGATCACTTGCGATTGTAAGCCATTTGTTTCTGGCTTTTAACGCTGCTTTCCATTCCGGTGAAGCCGCATTTAAGCTAGGTCCGGCTTTTAGACGTTGATCAACGTGCTTAGCTATCTTCTCGATTGTTGTTGTCATCTTGCCGTATACTAAGAATTTCGTTCATCAATTCCTCAGCAAAATCATGTACAACATCGACCTGAATAGCCCCGTTGTTTTTGCCTGTAACTTCAAGCTTATTGTTTTCGCGATATTTATGCGGAAAACGAGCTGCCATCGACCTTGACCACAGCGCTGTGTTGATTCTGTTCCCGCCCGGTCTCTCGATCATGTGGTCTAAAGCAAGTTTTTCAAAGAAAAGCATCTCTTCTTTCTTAGCTTCTTCTAAGGCCGTGAAAAAATCTGGATTCGCTTCAGCCCAATTGCCTAAAGTCTGCCATGTAATGCCAAGCTCAGAGGAAATAGCTTCTCGGCTATAACCTTTTTTGCCTAAGTCAATAGCAATTTGGCAAAACGACGGATCATACTTAGATGGCCGCCCAACTGGTTTTTTGGGTATAGGTTGTGTGCTCATGTGTGGGATTGTACATCAAACTTGAGAAAAGTGTGGAAAAACGGTAATAGTTGTAAGAGAGAAACTTTAGTATTATATGGTAAACTAAAGTAATAATAGTTACATCTAAAGTTACATCTAACCAGAAAACTATATACGACGACGTATATATCTATATATAAATAATATTTAAATATATATGTAATTATTGTAACTATGTATTTATCGTTTAAAATCAACAACTTGGCTAGCATTTTGATGTAACTTTTATGTAACTTTAGATGTAACTTTTAATACTATAGTTCTATTTCTCTCTTGATCGCAGCATCTGTATTTTCTGACAATTTTGACAGATCTCCGTGTTTTTGAAAGTTACATAATTTAGCCTTTGAAGATGTAACTTTGAAGATGGTAAATCTATGTGATTTTCCATTTAATCTTATGACTTTATTGGCTTCGACTTCACCATGGCTTAACAAAGCTTTACGAATATATTGAGCTTTTGCTCTAACTTCATGGCCCCAACGTTCGCATAGTACCTCCAAATGCGATGGTGTAAAAGCTGCTATTCCGTCAAGATTCTCAACTACCCAGTCGGCAAGTTCACTTGCAAAGGCTTCGATCGGACTCTTACTGGCTTGTATAGCAACTTGTTTGTACTTAGTTTCTGGTGCTGGTTTGGCAGGATCAAAGTTACTGATGTCTCGGTTGTAGTACCAATTTAGCACAATTCCAAAGCCATTTTGCTGTCTTGCCCATTGCATCAGCTTTACAACTTTAGGGTGTGTCTCGGCATTGGTTAAAGTTTCAGGCTTAAAGATGGCTTCACGTCTTGCATTGTCACCCATTCTTGTGATGTAAGGCTTATTTGACGTAAAGATAAAGTTCATAAAATTCTCAATATTGTATTGAGCGCCATACTTGTTATTGATGGCAATTTCTTTGCCTGTGATCATGCTCTTTAGCTGTGCTGAGTGATCCTCACGATCCGATGATGGCTCATTGATCACAATCAGAATCTTATTTTTAAAGATGCCATTGAAATTACCAAATAGCTCATCCGGTCCGATAATGATGGCTGGACCGTTTTCACCGAGACCTAGCATTTCGGCTATAAACTCAGCAACAGCCGACTTACCAATACCCTCCACATTACTCACAAACTGTGGGGTTGTGTTATTTCTTTTATGCGGAAACTGGACTATGTTAGCAACCCAGTCATGCCAATAATCAGCAAAAGCCGGTTCATCTCTAAAAAAGTACTTACAAAATTCCAAATACTCAGTTGGATCGCCCTCAATCGGATCATGAAGCCAATTTCCTAAATAGTTATAACAGCCGTCTGGTGTGATCTTTAAACCTTGGTATTGCGGAAAAACACCAACTTTCCTGATATCGCATCTTTTGCGCCACTTTTTATACTCTTCCATCAACACATATTCACGTGTCACTACTTTTGGCGGTTGATTAGGTCTGGTCTGTACTTGTGTAGACTGCAAAAAGATATGCTGAGCACTATCTATCTTTGCCTTTTGGAAGCTCATGATATGGCCATCATCAATACGAATCACATCGCCATTGTACAGCGCATACTTAGTGCTAAACTCATGAAGCCTAACATCCAAGCTGTCCACACCATTCATCACAACCGACGTACTGGCTACTACATCGGACAAAGCCTTGCCATCGTTTAGATGATCATCAATTGCATACTTACTGCCTTTACCAGGACCAAAGCGGCCGACACGGCACAAATGCACTTCAGCACCAAGTCCGCGTAGCACAATGGCTAGCTTAGTCTCGGCCAAAGCCACCTGCTCATTTGGCTCACCATCATCCTTGGCACCATCATAGTCAAAAATGATATGCACTTTTCTATGTGTAACATTGAAATTGGTTTTCTTTTGCCATTGTATTTGCATCAAGTCTTTGTGCAATTGCAAGCCACGTTTATCGGTCCAACTAGTCACTCCAGCCAAGCCAACACATGCATAGTTCGAGCCCTCGGCTTTAACAGCCTTTGTGATTGCCCAAGCTTTGAATTCACCCTCTGTGATAATGATCGGTATACCAACATTTGAGATAACCTGCCGCCATTGTGTTGTTGGTGGAAAATAAATGTGACTGCCACTAGCCCTTGCTTGACTGTATTTCATCTTAGTGCGTGGCACTAAAAGCCTGACACGTGTAAAACTGGTGTCATTGCCATCGATATCAAAGTACGGTATTTTGACCGCCCATTCATGAGTGTGCCCTAAAAGGGACTTGGTCTCATCCTTATCAAGAAAAGATAAACCTAAAGTTTTAATGTCGTAATCGTCGAATTTTCGTGCATTTAAGAAATCATGATATAATTCTAATGGTTGTGTTGTATGAGACGAAAATCCCATTGACATGATCGTTTCCTTTGCAGTTGTCTTTAAAGGCCCTAGTTGTGAGCTAGGGCCTTTTTTTCTATTATATTTAGACGGTGATCAAAGATTCAGCCAATGTGATGGCTTTTTCCTTAGTGCTAATTCCGTCCCCAAACAAAGCTCTGTCCATCCTAACATCGGCTGTGCGGCCGCGGTGATGGTCAATATACTCTGTAACAGAGTTAATCAATCCCCATACAGTATTCTTGGCCGATTTTAGCTCACTGCCTCGGCCTTGCCCACTATATAGTGCCATTAACTTTTCGCTGATCTTTTTACTGATTACAACATCACCTTCGGTTGTTTCGTAGGTTGACATTGTGTCGCAGAATTGTTGTGCCTGTTCCTGTGTCACATGAGTATCACTCCAATGACTAACACGTGATAGGAATGATGACCATGAGGTACCAGCCAAGCCAAGTTGCGCTTTAACCTGCTCATCATCAAAGACTGACCTGTGGCTGACACGAACTACGTTCTTAGCTTTGCCTGTTTCGGCCTCATGCATAGCAAAGCCAAGAGTGTTATTGCATACTACACGGACTGATGTGAACATGGCCGTTGTTGCCATTGAGCCATCACAAGCCGTGCCTAGCAATAAATAACCTTTGATCGTGTCATCCATAATCTTAGCCTCTTTGCCCATACTAGCCAAAGCCCAGTATTTACGGCCACCGCGTAAAACACCGGCCGTTTCTAGCTCAAAGCCTGCCTTGGCAGTTAAATCCCTATAAAACTCCAACACCTCTTTAGGCTGGACCACTTTATAACCATTGGACACGATTGCCAATGAATCGCCACTGTCAGAGCGAACTAAAACTTTTTTGCCTGAAACACGGTAAATGTTTGAATCGGCTTTTGTACGATAAAGTGCAGGCACTTCATCAATTTGGAAATCCATGCCAGCGGCTGTTTGCCATTGTTCAATGGTCTGACCGGCCTGCATTTGCTGACCTAGTTTGTGCCATGGTGTGTCGCCTTTGTAGGCAATTGCGTTAAAACCTTTTGTGTTGTCGATTTCGTGAGCCATGATGTTAATCCTTTTATATTCAGAAAGTTAAGAAATTTAAGTTTGTGTGTTTCCACATGTCACATTATACTAGGATTCTTAAAAGTAAACATCTTTTTTAAAAATATTTTTAAATTTATTTATAAAAATATATACTCAATTTAAAAATATAGTGTACAATGCAATCATGCTAACAAAAGCATCCTTATTTTTAAATGGTTTGAAAATAAAGGTATTACATTTAAACAATTGTGAAAACACAAGTAAACATGCAAAGGAAAACATAAGATGTCATATCTTACACACAATGAGATAGAAGTAAATAGAAGTGGTACTAGTTTAAAGGGCTACATTGAGTGTGACTATTATCTATTGGTCACCTTATTTGGCCAGCCTTTTAATGGCGACACAAGTAAATCAGATGCTGAGTGGTTGGTTAAGTTTGATGATGGTGTGATAGCATCCATTTATAACTACAAAGACGGCTATAACTACTGTGGCCATGCCGGTACACCAACCGAAAAAATTAAAACTTGGCATGTTGGTGGCTTTAACGATGCCGCCGTTTATCATGTCCAGCATGCAATTGATGAGTATATTCTTGATTGCTTGGAAAGCACATACAATTCTACATTTGAGGAAGCATAATGAAACAAACAATCTTAGATCTGGCCTTGGCCTTTGTAATTGGAGTCTCCTTGGCTCTATGTTTAGTAGCATGGTGGAGCGCATGATGACCCCTTTATATTGGCACAAAAAACGTATCTCGGTTGACATGTCACCAACAGCCGAGCTTTTAATGAGTGTTGTTGTTAAGCTTGACAATACTCAGTTTACGATCATGGAGTTATTAGGTTATGCCGAGAATTTAAAAATCGGATCCCCTGCCACACTTCATAGGGCTTATTCATGGCTGGTTAAGAATAAGTTTTTAAAGACTTATCATCAAGAAGGCAACCAGCGGACTAAGTACATTACACCATCAGAAAAAGCCAAGCGATATTTGGAGATGACTAAATGAAAACAACTCAAGAAATTAAAGATGAATTGAATGAGCTATATGGTGCAATCATGGCATTAGGACAAGCTATGACAACCATTCATGAACAGCAGACCGAAAAGACAAGGCAGATGTTTGCATTAAATCAAATGCTTAAAGATATGCAGGAGAAAAAAGATGATTAACGGCTATTACTATGATGAGGAAGAAGCTTATCAATTGCGAATGCAAGAACAAGCATATAAGCAATATCAAAGACTTTTATGGGCACACCCTGATTGTAGGGATCCTGACCACCCTGGATGTGAAGACTGTGAAGAAGATTGGACTAGCAATGACGAATAAACTTAAAACACCCCCACTTGATTTTGTATGGACACCTGCAGGCACTGATATTACAGAGCGTTGGCGTACGCACTATGGCTGGATACCTCCATCCGAACTGCCTGAGTATCAGCGCAAATGGACGATTTATCAAGAATTGCCGCTTCGGAAACTAACCGATGAAGCTAAAAAAGAAATTGAGCAAGTTTTAACAATGAACAAAGTGACTAAATGGAGAGTTAAATGAATAAAAAAGATGCCGAGCTTAGTCCTTTGGCAAGACAGTTACTACAAAGTTCTGGTGCACAACAGTTCTTTACACAAAAAGAATTTGATGAGGCATTGGCACTTGCTCAAGCCGAGATTATGGCAACCGCCATTGAAGCATCACGAACTGCCGTAATGATTGAGCGTGAAGAGTGCGCAAAGATTGCCGCAGGTATAGAGTTTGACCGATGGGATCGTGTTAATAACCCAGATGAAAAGCACTTTAAATCTGAAATTGCCGAAGCTATTCGTAACCGTATACCTACACAGAGGCTGCAATGACTGAAGTAGTACCACTTAAACGCACCAAGGTTAAACGTATCACTGTGTATGTACCTACAGAGATTGACCGTATTAGGGATAGACTGCAGGATGATACAGGTGTCAAAATGTCTTATGTACAAGTGTTTAGATTTCTAATTCACTTTTACATGCAAAGAGCCAATGAGCCACGTACACGATGGAAGGCTATGGAATGACTAAAGAAGAAATCAAAAAGATGGTTTATAAAGCAAATTTACCTTTTCATTATTCTACAGGGAAGCCATCGTTGTGGCACGAACTAAAACAATTTGCCAAACTAGTAGCAGAAAAAGAACGTGAGGAATGTGCAAAGATTGCTGACTCATACGCAGATGGGTTAGAGCGAAATTACTCTGAAATCATTGCGGACAAAATCCGAGCAAGGGGAAAAGAATGACCAAAGAAATAGTTTTAATGCATGGCTTTGGATCAACAAAAATTGATCATGTGGTTATTAGAACATCAGACGATCAAATTCAATTTTCAACTACTACGGGGTTTGGAACATTGTTCACGGATAAATTAAAAACAGACAATGGTCAAACAGTTGGGGAGAGAAACAGAGCTAATCTCCATGCCATGTTAGACGCATGGATTGACAAAGAAGAATGGGTGCAACAATGACTAAAGAAGAAATTACGGAGATGGCTAAACAGTCTGGTGCAATGTTTGACCATATTACATGGGTAGAAAGAGATTTGTTGCCTGTGTTTGAACGCTTTGCCAAACTGGTAGCAGAAAAAGAACGTGAGGAATGTGCTCAAACAGTATTAAACATTGCTGGATTTAAAGAATATGAATTTGCTGCAAACTCAATCCGAGCAAGGGGACAAGAATGATTAATGAACTACCAACTGCATTTCCTTGGATGCATAAAGACATTACTTGTACAGGTATGACATTGCGTGACTACTTTGCGGCAAAGGCTATGCAAGCGTTAATTGACAACGATGGTTTATTTTCAGAGATACCAGCACAGGCTTATGAATTAGCAGACGCAATGCTGAAAGCGAGGGGACAAGAATGACTAACACAGAAACTAAAATTACTATTTATAAACCACCTAAACCAGTTGGTTATTGGTGTTTGTACAGTGGTGGGCCTACAACAAAATTTGCAATGTATCAAAAGCCAACTGATGAACAAATCAAAAACACAACAGAATTGTTGGGATGGATTTGGGAGGATGCAAAATGACTAAAGATGAAATGATTGAGTTGGCTAAACAAGCGGGATG